TGGAGCTGTCGCGGAAGGTTATACTTCAAATATGAAGTATTCCTGGAAGCGATGGCATCAACGTCTTGAACCTTACTTCCCTTTAGACACTTTATATCCCTCTTGGGATTATTTTGAGTCTAAGGAGTTTGAGGCTGTCGAGTTGATTCCCCCGGAACTGGAACAACCTGTCAAGGTTACTCCAGTTCCGAAAACTCTGAAAGGTCCACGGATTATCGCCATCGAGCCTGCATGTATGCAATACGTGCAGCAAGGTATCAAGGACGTTCTTTACGAGCGTCTCGAAACCTTTGAGATTTCGGCTGGTCATGTAAATTTTACTGATCAGTCGATAAATCAGGAGATGGCATTACGAGCTTCTCGCGATTCTTCCCTTGCCACGATAGATTTATCGGAAGCAAGTGATAGAGTCCCTTATAGCTTAGCTATTAGGATGTTCGATAGTAATCCCTTATTAAGGGATATTATCGATGCATGTCGATCAACTCGCGCGATTACACCTGACGGTGAGATTTATTCTCTCCGCAAGTTCGCGTCCATGGGAAGCGCTCTTTGTTTTCCGGTCGAGGCCATATACTTTTACACTGTATGTGTAATGGCCCGACTTGAAATTCATCACCTTCCTGTATCTTACGCTAACTGTTTAAAGGTTAGTCGTGAGATTTACATTTACGGTGACGATATTATCGTCCCCGCGAATGAGGCAACTGTTATTCTCGATTACCTGCATAAGTATCACTGCAAGGTAAATGTCCACAAGAGTTTTTGGCACGGATATTTCCGTGAATCTTGTGGGTTAGACGCATATCTTGGACAGGTGGTTACACCCATCTATATCAGGAGATTGCGTCCTGAGAATAAGCAGCAGGCCGATAGGGTAGTGTCTTGGATCCGCACAGCGCATCTCTTCTATAAGAAGGGAATGTGGCGTGTGGCCGACTACATGTATAATATGTGTAGCCGTATCATTGGGGCTTTGCCCTATGTATCCGACGACAGCCCAGGCCTTGGGCGTATTTCTTTCTTGCGGTATCGTGATATCGAGAGATATAACGAGAGATACCAACGCTTTGAAGTAAAGGCGTGGGTCGCAAGTCCAGTGTATCGCACTGATGTGCTGGGAGATTACGCTGCCTTAGCAAAGAGTTTACGGATGGCCGGAAGGCTTTTCCGTGATCCTCTTGACTTGCAGAGGTCTGCACAGCACGGCGCTGTCACACTGAAACGCCGTTGGGTTCCAGCCTAATAAACTGGTCGGTCTTTCAAGACCAAGAGGAGGCACCACCTCACCTCTATGAGGTGTGGGCGGGGGGGAGGTTAATCCTTCTCCCCACCGCGAGTGGCAGTGCACCTCCTCTGCCCAGATATCGAGAGATATAACGAG